CATGAAAAAACTAAAACAGAATTAGTTTATAAAAGAATGGATCAATCACCTTGGGTAGTAAGTAGATATATGAAAGTACCAGGTGAAGTTATGGGTAGAGGCCCATTAGTAACTGCTTTACCAGATATTAAAACATTAAATAAAACTTTAGAATTATTATTAAAGAATGCATCATTAGCAATCTCTGGAATTTATACAGCAGCTGATGATGGTGTATTAAATCCAAACAACATTAGAATTACTCCAGGTGCAATTATTCCTGTAGCTAGAAATGGTGGGCCTCAAGGTGCATCATTGGCCCCTCTTCCAAGAGCTGGTGATTTTAATGTATCTCAAATTGTTATTAATGATTTAAGAATGAATATTAAAAAAACATTATTAGATGATACTTTACCTCCAGATAATATGTCAGCTAGATCTGCAACTGAAATTGTAGAAAGAATGAAAGAGTTAGCTCAAAACATGGGAGCTGCATTCGGAAGATTAATTACAGAAACAATGGTTCCAATAATTCGTAGAACATTATTTATTATGGATGAAAAAGGATTGATACAATTACCTCTAAAGATAGATGGATTAGAGGTTAAAGTAGTACCAATATCACCTCTTGCTAAAGCTCAAAATTTAGAAGAGGTAAATGAGGTCATGCAGTTTTTCCAAATTGCTAACTCGTTAGGCCCTGGTGGGGTGGCTGAAATAAAACCGGATGCTATTGCTGCATTCGTTGGTGATAAACTTGGCATACCAGCTAGTTTAAGAAACAGCGAAGAAGAAAAGCAACAGATCCAACAACAAGCTATGGCTATGCAGCAACAGATGATGATGCAGCAGCAACCACCTGGGAATGAGCAAACTCCTCAAGATCAAGATCAAGCTCCTCCTCAAGAAGAACCAGCTATGGCTTTAGAGGCAGAGGCTAGATCTTAATGGCAGATATTAATACTCCAGGATGGGAAGGATTAAATACTCTTGATGTTCATCGTAAAGATGATCAGCTAGAATTAGATAAGGCTTATGCTAGAACATTTGAAACAGAAGAGGGAAAAAAAGTTTTAGAACATTTAAAATCTAAAACACTTGATCAACCAACTTGGATACCAGGATCTGAAACATCTTTTGGCTTTGCTAGAGAAGGACAAAATTCTGTTATGCGAGATATATTAATGAGAATAGAAAGGGCAAAAAATGAGTAGTGAAGAAATAAAAAATGAAGAAAGTTTAATTGGTGATGCTCCGGCTGTAGAACCGGTAGAACCTAATCCAGAAGAAACAACAATTCCTCATAAAGAAGAAGAGCAAACTAATACAACTCCTCAACAAGAAACAGATGGAGTTAAATTAGAAAAACCAGATTACATTGAAGATAAATTCTGGGATGAGAAAGATGGAGTTAAAACAGAAGATTTAAGTAAATCATATACTGAATTACAAAAACAATTTTCTATGGGAAAACATAAAGCTCCTAAAGAATATGATATGTCAGCTTTAGAAGATATAGATGAAGATGATGAATTAGCATCTTATTTTAAAGATTGGGCAAAAGAAAATAAACCAACTCAAGCTGCATTTGATAATCTTGTAAATAAATTTAAAGAATTATCTGTAGCTCAAGCAGAAGAAGATAGTATTAATATTGACGAAGAAAAAAAAATACTAGGGCCTAATGCTGATCAGATTATAAAAGGTATTACTACTTGGGGCCAAGGATTAGTATCTAAAGGTATATGGTCAGATGCTGACTTTGAAGAGTTTAAAATTTTTGCAGCTACAGGAAATGGTATTAATGCTTTAAATAAAGTTCGTAAGTATTATGGTGAACAAACTATACCTACAGCTCCTATAGATGTTGAAGGGCAACCATCTAAAGAAGAGTTATATAGTTTAGTAAATGATCCTAAATACAAATCAGATCCAGGTTTTAGAAGAAAAGTTGAAGAACAGTTTGCTAGAGCATTCCCTGGTACTGCAACATCAACAGGCGAAATCTAATGAAAAAATAATTTTTTTTAAACTATTTACATTTGATATAAAATCAATTAGATTTGTTAGCGAAGATAACTAAATATTCATTTAGCCTTCTGGCTGGTGGGCAACTACACCATACGATCAGCCGGATATGTATTCCGACAACTGAAAATAATAGTAACAATGTGTAATATAAAGGAGAAAAAATATGGCACAATCAATAACAAATGCTTTTGTTACTCTATTTGATGCAGAGGTCAAACAGGCTTACCAATCAGAAAGTGTATTGCGACAGGCTGTTAGATTAAGATCTGGAGTACAAGGGCAAACTTACAAGTTTAATAAACTTGGTAAGGGATCTGCAACTGCAAGGATACCTCAAACTGATGTTACACCTTTAAATGTAACTTACAGCCAGGTAACTGCAACTATGTCAGATTACAATGCTGCTGAATACAGCGATATTTTTCATCAAGCAAAAGTTAATTTTGATGAAAGATCAGAGCTTGTTCAAGTAGTTTCAAAAGCAATCGGTAGAAGAATAGACCAATTAGTCATAGATGCTCTTAATGGTGCATCTGGTGCATCAACAGTAGCGAAAAATGTTGTTACATCTGGTTCTGCTGCAAACTCAAACTTGAATGTTGGAAAGTTAATAGCTGCTAAAAAAGCTCTTGACGCAAAAAATGTTCCATTTGATGATCGTTGCATAGCTGTTCATGCTAACAATTTAGCTGGACTACTAGGTGATGAGAGAGCAGTAAGTGGTGACTTTGCGTCTATCAAAGCTCTTGTTTCTGGTGAGATCAATACTTTCATGGGTATGAAATTTATTGTTCTTGGCGACAGAGATGAAGGTGGACTACCATTATCAACAAACGACAGAAGTGTTTTTGCGTTCCACAGATCAGCAATAGGTATGGCTGAAAACATGGCACAAAAAACAGAGATTAACTATGTTCCGGAAAAAACATCTTTCCTAGTTAATTCTATGTTTAGTGCTGGTGCAGTATCTATAGATGACGAAGGTATCGTAAAAGTAACTTGTGACGAAAGCTAATAGAGGAGGATATTAATTATGGCTTATGATAAAACTAACCTACAACCGATAGGTGGACAAAGTAAAGCTGGTATAGCTCCTCAAATGTGGAGTTACACAGCTCCAGGTACTGATACTTTAGCTGACATTAATACATCTGGATATTTCAATAGTGCATCCGATGTTTTAAAAGTTGGCGATCTTATCCATATCTGGGATAGTTCTGTACCTACTTCAAGTTTGGTAACTGTGTTATCAAATGCGAGTGGTGTAGTTGATGTATCTGATGGAACAGCTCTATCAGTTGCTGACGCAGACTAATAATAGAATAGAGGAGGCCCTTATGGGCCTCTTCTACAATAAGGAATTTTTATATGGCAAGTGGTGATACAAATATAACAATCTGTAACCAGGCATTAAATTTGCTGGGAGCTGATACAATAAGTTCATTTAGTGATACATCTAATGATGCTGCTGCTGTATGTAATAACATTTACGAAACTGTTAAAAGACAAACTCTATCAATGTACCAATGGAGTTTTGCATTTACAAAATTACAATTATCTCAATCTTCTACAACACCAATAGGTGAATGGGATTACAGATATGATTTACCTTCAACAGCTGTTGCTGCTCAACCTTTTCAAGTTTATAATTCTAAAGCTACATCTGCTCAACCAATTAATACTTTTGAAATATTTTATACATCATCTGGCCCAGCAATATTTACAAATGAAAAAACAATTTTTATTGATTATATTACAAGTGCAGTAACAGAAGGATTAATGCCTTCATATTTTGTACAATTACTTGTTTATATGATGGCTTGGCATTTAGCTGAACCGGTAACAGATCAAATAACAAAGGCAGATTATTGGAAAGTTACAGCATTAGGTACTCCATCTGAAAATGGTAGAGGTGGTTATTTTAGACAAGCTGCTAATGCAGATGCTAGAGGTAAGCCTCCTTATGCAATACTAGAGTTTCCATTAACAGATGTTAGATAATGAGCAGAGCTGTAACCTTACAAACAAATTTTACCACAGGGGAAATAGATCCTTTATTAAAATCTAGAATAGATATTGATCAATATTATAATTCTTTAGAACAAGCTCGTAA